TTGGTCGTGGTTTTGTGGGTTTATTTAATGGCCTCTAAGGATCGGTATAAAGCTTTGCCTTTCTTACTTAGCTTCACTCTGTACCTTCTCCCTTCTTCTGGATCGATATAAACATCACAGAGACCAAGTGATGTTTGTCGATGTCTAGCTGCATTGCTCAGCGAGTTAACTACTCGACTCGCTGACGCATTACTCAATGCAAATTTCTCTTCTATTTCTCTATACGTGGTGGATCCCTTTTCCGCAATAAAGAGAAAGATTTGTGCGTGATGTAGTGGCAAAGCTCCTGGATCAAGAGACCCGAAGAGTTCAAAAGCATGTGCCAATTGACGTAAATCCATTGGTCTTGGGGCAGTCGTGGTTTTGTTTCAACGATGGCCTGGAGCGATACCGCCTCCTTGCCCTCGTAGTTTTCCCTATATATTGCCAAATGTAGGCCATGACTGTGGATCGGTAGTACAACAGAAACAATTTGAATAACTTCATGCATTAGGTGATATACCGCACAAGTGAAAGAACTGGCTATTCAATATAGCTTAGCTAGTGATAAATTACGACCCCGCAGATTACAAGGTTTCTGACTAGCTAGTGATGCTAGGAATTGTTCTCTGACTCATGTATAAAAAGTCACTCGGATAAGACATTCTCAGGGTCGTAATACCCACTTTCAACAAGGATATTGTGAGCAGTTCGTGACAAAGTTAATTCATAACTTCTGCCGTTCTTTTGTTTCTTCCTCACCAATAAAGGGAGTCTTGGTTCCAGCACTTCCCCATCTTTTTCTCTTGGTGTCATTTTGTTGACTACTCGGCAAACTGGCCCAGGTGGTGAATTAGTAAGTTTTTCTAATTCTTTATAAGTGCGTGGCCCTGAAGCAATAAAGCTCAGGACCTCCGCAGCTAATAATCCTCCTTGAATACCATTAATCCTTAATAAGTTGATTAGCCTGGCAGTCTTTTGGATGTCTGTCATCATTGCCTCCGTTTTCTTTCTTGGATTTCCTCAGTAGAGAATTTAATTATTTTCCTTAACCTGTTATTGCTTTGATTTCGCAAATATGTAGTTAGGTCTCTCCATTCTCTTTTATTATCTAAATCTTTTTGAAGACCTTCCGAAACTTGATAAGTCATTGTGCTTCCTCCTTAACTGCTGCCCATATCAAATAGCCTCCTACCAATAACAGAAAAAAGGGTTCTGTCATAGCAACAAAGACATAGATAATGGCAGGAAATACCAAAGTCCCTCCCATAAATAGGAGGGCGTGGCCTGTAATCGCTTGCTTAAGTTTCATTCTTCTTCCTCCATTCAGCTTCATACTCTTCTTGCGCTTGATTCAAGCTTGCTTCCCATTGTTCATAGGTGATTGCATAACTTTCGTAGAACTCTGCTTCTGTCATTTCTTAGTCCTCCTTGCTGGCTTTGGCGCTGGTTTCTGCTGAGCCATTAACTCAATCACTTCGTTCTGAAGGGTGACCAACTTGGTTAGTTTCTCCAGGGCAACGGCACACCTATTCATGTCCCGCTCCATATTGCTATCGAATTTAGTCATAAAAAAAGGCCATTAGTAAATGGCCCGATAAAGGTTTAAAAGATCAAGGCATAAACAGATACGACACCAAGACACCAGAATAAAAATAAATTAATTTCCTTCTGGCGCTTGATCTGTTTTCTTGATAGCTCTGCCTGGCTATCCGTCCAATCAATAAACTCCATAGAGCCTCCGATTAGATCATCCCTATTAGATCTAGGTGTGATGTTTACCATCCGCAGTCCTCTGGGTAATCCCCTAAAGCACCTTCGGTTGATACGTCATAACCTGCTCGCCAACTTGCTTCGTTTAGTAAGCGTTGGTCCTGGCGCTGTTCCTCCTGCCTTTGGTAATAAGCCTCGGCAGTGTTCGCCATATCGTTGAAGTCTTCCATTAGTTTCCACCTCCATCAACAGTTTCTACTCTGTCGTGTACTGGAAGAGCGCCATAGAAATTATGCCCTAGCATTTTTTCTATAGCTTCATTGAATCGACTATCTGACGTTGCGGCATAGTTACCGCCCATCATTGACCATTTCCCTTCTGTTTCATCAGGAACAATCCTGACATGTGATCCCCAGTGATGTGTAACTTTCTCCAACTTGCAAGCTGGATAATCTTCATCAGGATCAAAAGGGCCATCGACATTAGTGAGGCATAGGCCTTTATGGTTTCTTTCTTGTGAAGTCACACCATTATTGGTGCAATCTCCCCAATCGTTATGCCGATAAATTTCAATAAGTAAGCCCATTAGATAACGTCCTCACTTAATTCATAATCATCAGCAGCGGCTTGCCATGACTCTGGGTAAGCTCCAAAAACATTTGATTGTTTTTCACTCTGAACAGTTACTTTCCCTTCTTTCTTAATTAGGCTTGTTTGCCAATTATTACCAGAAGCGATAGAAGCTTGTTCAGGTGCTTTAGCCAATAAATATTCTTGGCCATTGACGGGCTTGTTTTTAGCCATTATTTAACCTCTTTTTTTGAGGTTTTAGCTTTTTCTTCTGTGATCACTTCCTTCATGTTTGAAGCAAGATCTTCAGGAGAATTAACGTCTTTCAGATCTACTTCTTTTGAAGTATCTCCAAAATTAAAGACAATAGAAGGCATGATTAAATAATCAATTGGTCGTGGTTGATGTCTCAATAATGAGAACATCATGGAAGGCTCGAAAGCCCTCCAGGATGTCGTCATTCGTTGCTTTTAACTTCTCTGTTCATAATGTGGCAAGCCTCATAAATCACAGAGTCAGGAAAGAAATAAACGAATTGAGGAGGCAAGAAAATTAATAATCTTGCCGCTAGTGTTTTTAAAAACATTTAGAGATAGGTCTACAAGTTTGATAAATAGAATCAAAATGATCCATTTGAAGCTTGAAGGTGTCAAGCTCTGGAGAGAAACCAACTAGCTTTTCATATCCTTGAAAAGCAACCATATAAAGAGTCAGGTCTTCCGCAACTCTTTCAATTTGTTGAGTAGTTAATTTCATGTAAGTTTCAAAATTGATAAAGAAGATTCTGGAATATCTTCTTTTTCTATTTTTGAATCTTCCCAACTATCACCCCTAGCAATTGAAGGTCTAGAACCATCTCCGATTAGAAGATATTGTTCGCCGTCAATTGGGTGCTCTTGTTTTTTAGACATGATTAAATAATCAATTGGTCGTGGTTGATGCTTGTGAGGGCATCGTGGAGGCCCTAAGACCTCCATGCTGCCGTCATGCTTCAGAGTCAACAGTTTGAGGGCATGTGATGCTGTCAAACCCTTGATCACATTTATGGTGATTCCATTGCTCGCCCTGATCCATGTAGTAAACCCATTCGCAGGCACAATCAAAAGCGCCTAGAGAATATTCACCGACTGAGTCATAAAACCGACTAGAAGTAGATTCCCCTCTCTCGTTGTAGTAGAGCGGCCCTTCTTCCTTTGGTTGTCTCTCCCAGTCATGAGCACTCCATAAGCTGCTAATGTCTCCGCCTTTCATAAGTTCCTTCACTTTCTCAGGGGTAGAGAAATGTTTCCTTAATGTATGAAGCTGATATTCTGGATAGCCATCGTAGTGACAATAAATTGCCTCAATAGTGCCATCCTCGGCCTGGAAGCCGATCATTGAACGTGTAGCCATTTGTCTAGGTTCTTTCTCTGGTGGTCGTGGTAATTGCCAGAGATAAACCTACATTAGCCAAGCCGTAGAATATTACATAAGTGTAAGTATAGAATGTAATAAAACTTAATCTAATTAGTTCTCTGTAAATCTCAGGCGGGTACTTCTTTAGGTGTTTGACCACCAACCGACCAGCAGGAAGCCAGCGACCAGGGCCAAGGTAATCAATTCACATTACCAATGTGAGTCAATCCCAGTGATAGCAAGCCACCCCAGGGCCACCCATTCAAAAGTGTCATTTATCAGGAAAAAATCCGTTTAAATAGTCCGATCGAGGGGTGCCAAGGGGGAAAACAGTTAAGGTCATATCGATTTGGGTACTTAATCGTGAGACCCAAAATGAAGATTTAACAGTGCATCCCAGAGATTCACCTGAGAAATATATCGAGGTAAGATCTGGAGAGAACTCTCCAAGATCTCTCGATAAGTAGATGGTTAGACCTGAGTAAGAATATATGTAAGTTCTTGCCTAAGGAACTGATGTCGGTTCCAATCTAACCATATTTGGGTATGATATGCAAGTTATTTGTTCTACGGGGGATTATCGATGGAGTTTAATGCGAGGCAGAGGTATGAATATAAGCAGATGATGAGGAAGGAGAGATGGGATAAGCATGGATTAACTGATGGGTTGAGGACAGATAGGGCAGGGATGAAGGAGTATTTAGAGAAGAGGAGGTTAGAGGATGCAAAGAATAGACCTAGTAGATGGTTAGAGAAGAGGGAGCCAAGGACTAGACGGTTTTGTTAGACTGTTGATAGCCCTGAAGCTTGCTGCTTGGTCGTGGTCAGCGTGGGTTAGATGAGACCCTCTTAATTGAGGGTTTTGTTGTATTTGTCTATAGAATGGAAATAGTTTTATGGGGAACTATGCCTTATCTCACCAACAATCAAAGATTGGATTTAGGACTTGAAGGAGCTTGCTGTGTGAAAGATGACACATTAAAAGCAAAGAAGCCTGCTAATTATTATGTGCAGGATGCACCTGTTGTAGTAGAAGAGAAGAAAGAGGAAGAAGAGACAGAATGAATCAACTTTGGGAACCATTACCTGAAGAATTAAGAGATAGTTTCCCAAATTTCACTTGTTATCTGCTGCGGGAGTTGGCTTTAGCTGAGTATCCAACAAAGCAGCAGGTTTCTGTATGTGATTGGATGCAGAATGGTCCTGATAAGAGTTTGACTGTTGCATTTAGGGGATTAGGGAAAAGTATTCTTGCGTCTTTTTATGCTTTATGGCGTTTGAGAGTAGATCCCAATGAAAAGATTCTTGTTGTCTCTGCAACGGCAGTGAAAGCAACAGACTTTTCTGCATTTATGTTGAGGTGTATTGGAGAAGTAGATATTCTTGAGTGTCTTATGCCTGGAACAACAGATCGATTTTCAAATGTAGCTTTTGATGTTGGCCCTGGTAGTAAGGAACAGTCTCCGTCTGTTCGTTCGATGGGGATTATGGGTCAGACAACAGGACAAAGATGTACTTGTGCAATTCTTGATGATGTAGAGACATTGGCTAATGTCATTACACAGTTAAAGCAAGAAAGAGTTGCACATGCTGTAGAAGAAATTCAATCAATCATTAAACCTGATGAAGGTCAGATATTACCTCGGAAGATTATTTATCTAGGTACGCCTCATACTGAGACATCAATTTATCTTCGTCTTGTAAGAGAAAGGAACTATTCGGCTAGATACTGGCCTGCGTTGTATCCCAAGGACTTTGATTGCTACGAGGGCAACCTCGACCCTGCGATCCAAGAGGAGGTCATCTCGGACATCGCTCTCCAGGAGGAGCCTACGGATCCAGAAAGATTTGGTCACGAAGATATTCTCCAAAGAAAAGCCTCTATGACAAAGGCTTCTTTTGAGTTGCAGTTCATGCTCAATACGAGACTAGCTAATCTCGATAGATTTCCTATTCGTCTTGGTGATTTGATGGTGATGGATATAGATGGAACAGCCCTTCCTGAAACTGTCGTTTGGTCTAATCAACCAGATCAACGACTGCAAGATTTGGTATGCGTTGGGATGGGTGCGGATAGGTTTTATCACAAGCCAATCTTTCATAATGGTTGGGTTACTAGAGATGAACACTGGCGTTGTGTGCTTTCTTGCGATCCTGCTGGCCGTGGCCAGGATGAACTAGCGTGGGCAGTTTTAGCAGAATTAAATGGAAATATGTTCCTCTTGGAGAGTGGGGGTTCCACTCTTGGTTATGCCGATGAAGTTTTAATGCACTTAGCAAAGGTTGCTAAGAAATGGGAAGTTAATTATGTCGTGGCTGAATCAAATATGGGTGATGGAATGTTCTCCGCCCTCTTAAAACCACACTTAATGAGAGAACATCCTGTAACAATTGAAGAAGTAAGGCATAACACCCGTAAAGAACAACGCCTCTGCGATACTCTTGGCCCTTTGATACAACAACACCGATTAATTGTTACAAGTAAGGTTATTAAACAGGATTATCGCTTGCATGATGAAGATCCTGAACATGGATATAGTCGTTCTTTATTTTTTCAAGGTTCAAGACTTACTCAAGAAAGAGCTTGTTTATCTTTTGATGACCGTTTAGATGCTTTAGCAATCGCAGTTGGCTTTTTTGTCGAAAGCGCAGCGCTAGATCAGCAAGTTCAAAGAAGAGCTAGAGCAGATTCTCTTGCAGAAGCAGAGTTAGATGCCTGGAGAGATGAAACGATTGGCTCGATTGATTCAATTTGTATGGGTTGGACTAAGAAACAAGCAGCAGGTAGATCTTATGGAGGAGTTAGGAAACGGAGTCTGGGAGTTTAAGCGGTACAACTTTGTCTGCCATACCAGAAAAATCTAATTTATTTTGTAGTTTTCTTAGTGTCGTACCTTCTGCTGCTGTAGCAGTTACATTATTTT